AATTATGGTATAAAAATACAAGCGGTGCATGGGTAGCAGTTGGAAGCAGCGATTGGATTAAAAGTTGGCCTACAGTAAAAGGTAATAACGCAAATCCAAGTTTCGCAGGAACAGCAGATATTACAGTAAACGGCACTACAATATCAGTAGGTGCAAATACAGTAACTGATGTAGCACAATCTATTACTAACGCATTAATTCCAGGAATTAGTGCAGCTGCAGTTGACGGATTTTTAGAAATATACAGTGATGGAACAAGTTCAGGTGCTGATGATTCAAGTACAGGAGGACCAGTTGTAATTGGTGGTGACGCAACTAGACTTTCAGAGCTTGGTATTACAGCAGGATCTTTCCTTCCTCCAGCATTACAAATTTCAGCACATACAAGTGTTCCGACTTGGAAAACAACTGATACTGGAACTTCAAGACCATCTGGTAGTATTTGGTTTAAAACAACAGTTCCAAATGGTGGTGCAAAACTAAGTGTTAAACTTTGGAATGCAACTACATTACTATGGGACGAAATTTCAACAGCAATGTATCCAGATGCAGCATCAGCAATTTATGGTTTAGATTCAACAGGCGGTGGAGCAAACCTAGCAATTGGCGACTTGTATGCTAAAACTAATGTAGCAAATGATGCTTTAGCAATGGGCAATTTTACAATTTTCCGTAGACAAGCAAGTGGCGCAACTAAAATTAGTAGTGCAATTATTACAGGTGCAGTGCCAGGAGCAGGTACACATAACTTTACAATGTCAAGCACAAACAAAGGCAGTGCTGCATTTAGTACACCTGTTACTGTAAATGTTACAGTAACTGGTAGTGCAAGCGGTGATGCAGAACTAATAGCATCAGCTATTACATCAGCAGGAGTTGCTAACGTAAGTGCAACAGTTGATGCATCAAACAGAGTTGTAATTAGCCATTCACAGGGCGGAGAAATTAAATTTGTTGACACAACTGGATTATTAAATGCAATGGGATTCAAACCATTTGTAAGCACAGATGCAACAACTACAGCAAACTTAGTATTTGTAGATGGTACAACTAATGCTACAAGTCCAAAGCAATTCCAAGCTAGTAACTGGCGTGTACTAACATACACAGCAAGTGCTGATGCTGTTACATCATTAGCATCACAAGGCCAATTATGGTATAATTCAATTGTTGACGAAGTAGATATGCTTTATCACAATGGTACAACTTGGGTAGGATATGGAGATTCAACAGCATATCCAACAGCAGACCCAGAAGGACCTATTGTTTCAGCTACTATGCCAACACAACAAAGTGACGGAAGTGCATTGGTAACTGGTGATCTTTGGATTAGTACAGCAGACTTAGAAAACTATCCAACAATATATCGTTACAATGTAGATATTTCAGGAACAACAGCACAAAAATGGGGTGCACCATTAGATAGTAGTGATCAAACTACTGAAAACGGCGTACTATTTTCAGATGCACGTTACGGAACAGGACCTGGAACAACAACAGTTGCACCAAGCGGAACTATTCCAGCATTGTTAGCAAGTAACTATTTAGACCCAGATGCACCAGATCCGGCACTATATCCAAAAGGTATGTTGTTATGGAACCTAAGACGTTCTGGATTTAATGTAAAACGTTTTGAGCGTAACTACATTGATACAACAAGCGAAAACAAACGTCAGTCAGATGAGTCAATGGAAAACTATTATCCACATAGATGGGTTACAGAATCAGGTAACCAAGCTGATGGTTCAGGTAGTTTTGGACGTAAGGCACAGCGTAAAGTTGTTGTACAAGCGTTACAAGCAGTAGTTAATTCAAATGATGATATTAGAGATGATGAATCAAGATTGTTTAACTTAATGGCAACACCAGGTTATCCAGAACTAATTGGAGAGATGATTAGCTTAAACAATGATAGAGGCTTAACAGCATTTATTTTAGGTGACTCACCATTCCGTTTAACACCAGATGCAACATCATTAAATGATTGGGCAACAAATGTTAATACAGCAGTTGAAGATAACGACAATGGATTAGTTAGTAGAGATGAATACTTAGGTGTATTTTATCCAGCAGGATTTACAAGTGATAACTTTGGTAACAATGTTATAGTTCCAGCTTCGCACATGATGCTAAGAACTATTGCACTAAGTGATCAAGTTAGCTATCCATGGTTTGCACCAGCAGGCACAAGACGTGGCGGAATAACTAACGCTACATCAACAGGCTATGTAAATGCAGAAGGCGAATTTGTTGCAGTAGCACTTAATGAAGGACAAAGAGATACATTGTATTCAAGTGCTGTTAACCCAATTACGTTTATTACAGGTGCAGGACTTGTTAACTTTGGACAAAAAACTCGTGCAAGAGGCGCAAGTGCATTAGATAGAATTAACGTAGCACGTTTGGTTATCTACTTACGTAGTCAACTTAACACACTTGCTAAGCCATATATCTTTGAGCCTAATGATAAAATTACACGTGATGAGATTAAACAAGCAGCAGAGAGTTTGTTACTTGAGTTAGTCGGACAGCGTGGATTGTATGATTACCTAGTAGTTTGTGATGAATCAAACAATACTCCAAGCAGAATTGATAAGAATGAGCTATACTTAGACATTGCTATTGAACCTGTAAAAGCAGTAGAGTTTATTTACATACCGCTAAGACTTAAAAATACTGGAGAAATATCAGGACTTTAAACTGATAAATATATATAACAGGAGCAGACTAAATGGCAATTTCAACACTATCAAAAATTACAGTTCCACTGGCTAGCGGAGATTCCGCTAGTAATCAGGGACTTTTAATGCCAAAACTCCAATATCGCTTTAGAGTGAGCTTGGAAAACTTTGGCGTTAGTACACCAACAACAGAACTTACAAAACAAGTTATTGACGTAACTAGACCTAACGTAAGTTTTGAACAAATGACACTAGACGTATATAACTCACGTGTGTACCTAGCAGGTAAACATACTTGGGAACCAATTACATTGAACTTACGTGAAGATGTAAACAACAATGTACAAAAACTAGTTGGCGAACAGCTTCAGAAACAATTTGATTTCTATGAGCAATCAAGTGCAGCATCAGGACAAGATTACAAATTTACTACACGTATTGAAATCTTAGACGGTGGTAATGGCGCAAACGTACCAAATGTATTAGAAACATTTGAACTATACGGCTGTTACTGTGAAAGTGCAAACTACAACAGTTTAGCATATTCAAACTCAACTGATCCAGTAAGTGTTACACTAGCTATACGTTACGATAATGCAATCCAATCACCACAGGGTACTGGAATTGGTACAGCAATTGGACGTACAGTTAACACAGCAGTAACTGGCGGCGGCGCATAATAAAAATAAAATACATTTAGTCTTTTTAAAGGGAGCCATTGCGCTCCCTTTTTTCTTTATATACGTACTTTAATAAGTTGGATAAATATTAGTATGGCAAATAAATTTAATGGATTACTAGACTCAATAGCAACAGGCGCACTTTCACCTAAAGGAAACTTAGGTGACTGGCAACACGGATCTCGGCTTTATGTTGATAATAACATGCGCCTTGCTCCTAGAAGCAAATTTAATTATCATGTACAATTTGTTATTACACCCGAAGCTCAAGGGTTAATTCCAAAACTTCTTAATGGTGCTGCTACCAACGAAATAGGAATGCTAGTAAAAAATGCAACTTTGCCAAGCTACTCTGCTAAAGTTGAACAAAAAAAACAATATAATAGAATTAAAAACGTACAAACTGGTATAGAATATGATCCGGTTAATATAACAATGCATGATGACAATCAAGGATTAACAACAGCATTCTTACAAGCGTATTATAGATATTATTTTGCTGACGGTAATCAACGAATAAACGGCGGCACAGCATACAAAATTAATCCACACAACACATACGAAGGCAAATCGCCAGATGGTGCAGCACCTTATAGATTTAAATATGGTATGGATACTAATAATCCTGGTGTACCTTTTTTCAAAGAAATTAAAATTAGCACAATGGCAAGAGGCGAATATGTAACTTATACTCTTGTAAATCCTTTAATTACACAATGGTCACACGATGATGTAAGTAATGCCGACGGTGCTGGAACACTAGAAAATAAAATTACAGTAGCATACGAAGCCGTATTCTACGAAGCTGGAGCTGTTCAAGCAGGAGCAAATGGCGAACCTGCTGGTTTTGGTCAAGATCATTATGATCGCACACCTAGTCCTTTATCATTAGCAGGAGGCGGAGGCGGCGGCCTTGCAGGAGCCATAGATGGTGCATTTAGTTTGTACGATTTTATTGCTAGTGGCGATGTATACGAAAATCCATTATTAGGAGTATTAATGGGAGCCAATTTAATTGGTAATATACGTAATTTAAGCAAAGACGGTATTAGACAAGAAGGGTTTAATATACTTACAGGTGCATTAGGAGCAGCAACCGGAACAAACGTAAGTGGTGTTGCAAATACACTATTTCCAAAAAATGGAGGTAGAGGTGGTTCAAAAGATTTATTATTAGCTGCGGCCGGAGTTGGTGCTGTTACACTAGCTACAACAGCAATTAGAAATAATGCTGCGGCCAAGGCTAGTGCAAATCAAGCTGCTGGCATAAAAAGTATACAATCACGTACTGGTGCAAGTGTATCTGAAGCTAGGGCTCAATACAATGCTTCAACATAGGAATATATAATGAGTAGTTTACCAACAACCCCTAAGACAAACGATCAAAATGTTACAGAATTTTTTGATAACTATTTTACGGAAAAATTATCTTTTTCAACAAACGAAGTTGATGCTGTAATTGGATTCTTTCAAAAAAGAGGATTTGATGAAAGTAGTTCAATTAGTACAGCAACTATATTATTAAATCAAGCAAAACTAGACGGTGTAAAAATATTTGAATTACTTGATACCCTTAAAGGTTTAGACAACGTACAACTTAGCAGTGTAGTAACTGAAGTGCTAAATTACAATAGATTGCGTACAAGTACACTAGGTTTCAAATTAGCTGCTAATAACGACACAGTAGAAAAACGAAATGTTGTAGTATGATATGGCTAGATTTGCACAAGGTAAATTTAACTGTAAATTTCCAGAAAAATATATAGGAACTAAGACACCTACTTATAGATCAAGTTGGGAGTTTGCCTTTATGAATTTCTGTGATAATCATCCAGCCGTTGATAAATGGGCCAGTGAAGCTATTAAAATACCATATCGAAATCCTCTTACTGGAAAACAAACAATATATGTACCAGACTTTTTTATTGCATATGCTGATAGAGGCGGCAAACAAAAGGTAGAACTTATAGAAGTTAAGCCGGCTAATCAAACACACAGAGAAAAATTAGGGCGTAGTAAGCATAATCAAGCGGCTTGGATAGTAAATCAAGCCAAATGGGAAGCTGCATATGCTTATTGTAAGCAAAATAATATACAATTCCGAATAGTTACCGAGGACGACATTTTTCACAGTGGCCGACGATAGGCGATAAATAAGTGTGTATATAAAGGTTACATACTATGACGAAAAAACTCGAAGAACTTTTAAACTTGCCAGATTCTAAAGAAATTATTTCTGAAGCTCAAAACGAAACTAAAGCAAAAGCTGCTGTAGTTGAGCAAACGGATACATTTAGAGATATTGCAGAGTTTGATAAAATTGCATCAGCATTACCTAGTGTTAAAGGACTAGGCGAAAAAGCAGATGCCGAACTTAATGATATAGCAGGTAGAGCTTTACAAAGCTACGAAGACTTAATGGACTTGGGCATGAACGTCGAAAGTCGTTATAGTGGTAGAGTTTTTGAAGTAGCAGGTTCAATGCTTAAAACAAGTCTAGATGCAAAAGTTGCAAAAATGGACAAAAAACTTAAAATGATTGAACTACAATTAAAGAAAGAAAAACTAGATAACGATACTCCAAACAATGGTGACGTAGTAAACGGCGACGGATATGTGGTTACAGACCGTAATAGTTTGTTAGAGAAATTGAAAAGTATGGATAAATAGTTTATAATAGGAAAACACCATGAAAACATTTGCACAATTTTTAACAGAGTCTGAAAAGACATATAAATTTTTTATACGAGTAGCAGGAGAAGTACCTGAAGGATTCGTAGATACAATGGAAAACAATCTTAACAAGTACGAAGTTGTAAAACTTAGCACCGGTAAAAGAACACCAATAACAGAAAGACCAATGGATTTTCCACAGTTGCAAAACATGGAAGTAACACACTTTGAAGCAGAAGTTAAATATCCTACAACGGCGCATGTGTTAGAACAATACTTGGTTGCAAACTGTAGTGTTCCGCATAGCCATTTAATTGTGCGT